CGAACCCGCACTCGATGCCGTGCTTGGTTTTGAGCACATCGACGATGTGCTGCCCGTGGCGGATGCCCGACGAGAAGATCAGCGTTGCCGCGCGGTCCCGCGTGTGCTCGACAATCTCGGCGCACGCTCCCTCGACCAGGGCGTCTTTGTCCATAAGGTCCTCGACCTCGCTGGCGACGAACTCGCCGGCGCGGACGTGCAGATCGTCGGTGCTGACTTTCTGGAGCCCCGCCTTCGTCCGCAGCGGCGACAAGAAGCCCTGCACGATCAGCTCGCGGACGCCGACCTCGAAGCACACATGGTTGAGGATGTTGCTGGGCTCGCAGATCGGCCCCGACTTCATCCGGAAAGGCGTCGCCGTCAGCCCGATCACCCGCACCAGCGGGTTCACAACCTTGGCGTCGACGATGAACTGCCGATACATCCCCTCGCCGTCGGGCGGGATCAGGTGCGCCTCATCCACGATGAGCAGGTCCACCGGCCCCAGGTCGCACGCCCGCTGATAGATCGACTGGATGCCCGCGATGGTGACGGCGTACCCGAGGTCCTTGCGCTTCAGCCCCGCCGAGTAGATGCCCACGGGCACGTCCGGCGCGATGGTGCGGAGTTTGTCCGCTGCCTGCTCCAGGAGTTCCTTGACGTGGGCCAGGATGACCCGTTCCACGGCCCGACCGCGTCGCGGCAGATCGTGGCGATGACGGGCGTCTTGCCCCCGCCGGTCGGAATCACCACGCAGGGGTTGTCATCGCGCGTCCGCAGGTGCTCGTACACCGCGGCGACGGCTTCGGATTGATAGGGTCGGAGGTTCATTGCTTGAGGGAGTCCTCTCGGCGATGCAGAAACCGGCCTGCGGCCTCGGCAAGCACCTCTCCATTGGCGTCGTTCGGTTCCGAGTGGCTCAGGATCTCGGCGGCAACGATCACGTCGGACATTCCGAGTTGCCGGAGCACGCAGCCGAGGGAGATGGCCACGGTGCTGTTGAGCTCGCTGTTCGCTTCGTACGGCATCTGGATCGAGCCGGTCGAGATGCTCGCGCCGTCCGACCACTCAATGGCGACTCGGTGCCAACGTCCGGGGTTCTGGTTCACGGGTTGGTTCCTTGCGTTGTGATCTGGGTCAGTTCCACCAGCACTTTGCCGCCCGGCGTCACCGGGCCTCGCTCCACTTCCAGCCGATCGATCTGCGAGTCGTCGCGGTAGGCCCCTCCCTTGGCGAGCGCGTCAAGCAGCGCCTTCTGCACGTTGTCCAGGTCGCGCCGGCGGCGATCGGGAGGGCAGACGGTGACGCGCACCGCCAGGCGTCCATCCATCCGCTCTACCCGCATCGCCGCGAGGGCGGCGCACACGTCCGTGCGGTAGCGCCGACCCTCGCGGCTGATGACGGTCCTGTGCCCCATGCGCCGCCAGATGTGGTTCACACTCGGCGGGTACGGGAGCTCGAGGACGCGACCGGATGGGCTTATCGCTTCCACGGCGGCGTGCTCCCAGGGCCGACGCCGGCGGACACGCGAGCGCCCGTAGCACCGCCGCCCCCGCTCGCGCCCTTCTTCCCGTATCCCTTGATGACGTTCGTGAACTCGCCGTTGTCGTCGCGCTTCTTCAGCCCGACGTTGATCTCCAGCGGGATGTTGTGAAGCTCGATCGAGTCCTTCGGGGCCATGACGCCGACGGCGCGGCAGATCGCGGAGAGCTCGCCCCGCGCGATCTTCACCGTCATCTCGCTCTTGTTCTCCAGGTTCAGCCGCGCCCACACGAGGCGGCCCTTGTGGTCCCCGTCGATGATCTGGAACGTGAGTTGGAGGTACTTCCCACCGCCCGCCTTGGTCGGCTTCATTTCCGTCTCGGTGACGACGGCGATGTACTTGCCCGCGGGGATCGGGTCGAGAGCGACGGAGGGGTCCACGTTGTTCGCATCGAAGTTGTTCAGGTTTGCCATGGGTCAGAGTCCTTTCAGTTGGCGGATGACGGAGTGACGGCCTCGCCCGTGGTGGGCGCGGCGTTGGTGTTCGGTGTGGTGGGAGCGGAGTCGCCGCGCGTGCCAGCCACGTGCGCGGCGAAGACGCGGTAGTCGAGCGGCAGCTCCTCGGGGAGGTTCAAGCGGTTCTTCGCAACGTGCGCAGGGCGCTCGACGGTGCGGATGATCCGCTCGCCGGTGCCCACGCCGTTGTGCTTGGCCTTGTTGAAGCCCTCGTCCACCTTGACCGTGAGCACCTTGTACGTGGCGAAGAGCACCTCGTCGGCCCACTCCTGGACCAGCGCGGACGCCAGCTTGTGCAGGCGCGGCGAGTAGCGGTCGTAGGGGACGGTCTCGGGGTTCTCAAACTTCTCGATCTTGGCGTGGGCGATGACGACCACGGTCATGCCGCGGTCGCCGCGGAGGGCATCCAGCGCCCCGAGCACCATCCGCCACTTCTCGATGGCGAACGTGTAACCCTTGGCGTACCCGATCTTCTCGATGCTCTCGACCTGCTCGTCCTCGCAGACCTCGTTCCAGATGAGGCGCTCGAGCCAGTCGAGGCTGTCGATGACGACGGTCCTGTACCCGTGCTCGCCGGAGTAGAGCGACTCCAATGCCGCCATCACGTCTCCGAGCGACTTGGCCAGCGGGAACGACTCGCACTCGATGTCGCCGAGGCCATCCTCGGTCGGAATGAAGATCGGGTTCTCGGCCATCGCGCCGAACGTGCTCTTACCGATTCCGTGCGTGCCGTACAGCATCACGCGCCGGGGCTTGGGCCTGCGGCCCCTGTTGATCTGGTTCATCAGGCTGGTTGCGGTCATGGGGTCTCCGATGGGAACGAGGTCGTGGGGGAAGATGTCGCGGATGTAATCGCCTTGGCCGAGACGGACGAGGGGAAGAGCGGGGATGGAGGGACGCTCAGTCACGCACCCGTCTCGCACGGGTGGCGGGCCGCGGCGGACGGCCTCTTCGGCACCGGCCCGTCAGTGCGTGCGACGCTGAACGTGTCGTCGCCGAACTCCCGCGTGCAGAAACCGATGAACACACGCGCGACCGCGCGGCCCGTCTCGGTGCCCGCATCGATCACGACGATGCGCTCGTCGGCGTTGATGGCGTATCCCGCGTCGAGCCGGACGGCCGCATCGCCGTATAGGCAGCCGACCGCCAGGATCGCCAGGAGGAGCGTCTCCTCCACGGCCTCCATGTCCACGGGAATCTGGAACGCGAGCCGGTACACGAACCGGCCCGCTCGGGCGTCGGTGTTGGTCATGGCAGTTCTCCGGGGTCCATCTACGCGAAACGCGCGCGCCGTGGCGTGCGATTCAGAAGTACTCCTCAAGGCCCGCGTCCCGGAAGATGCGGCGGATCTTGGCGACGTTGTCGCGCAGCGTGCGGCGAGGGATGCCCATCTCCTTCGCGGCATGCGCCAGCAGGTCGCGGAGGAGTTGGTCGCAGACGCTGTGCTGCTTGGGGTTCAGCCGACGGCGCACCGATTCCAGGTCCATCCGAAGGTCGGTCAGGCGACGCCACCGGTCGTGCGACCATGCGGGGTCGGCGGGCTCCTCTCCGAGGCACCCGAGCGAGCGCGCCCGCCCGCCCCGCTTCCGCGAATGCCGCTCGCGCAGTACCGACACCAGGCGCGTGGTGACAACCTGGTTGATGAAGGCCTCGACCGGCCCACGGCTCGGGTCGTACCGACCCCACGCCTCGACGAGATGCACCATCACGGCGCTGGCGACGTCCTCCGCATGAGTGCTGCGGATGCAGCCTCGCTGCCGATAGCGGGCGACCTCGCTGTTAATGACTTTCCAGGCGAACTCGATCGTGATGCGGTCCATTTCCATCTGCTTGTCCTTCTGTTTCTGCGCGCAGCCACCGCGCCGAGGCACAGGGCCGCGTTGAGTGCTGTCAAGTGGAATGACGGGTCTGGGGCGGGCCGCGGTGCCGAGCGGACTCGGACGCGACCAAAGGGTGATGGGCGGATTCGCCCGAGGCGGAGCGCGTGGTGCGCTCGCCGATCGCGCTACGCGCGCACGACTCCGAGCGGAGGCGAACGCCAGCGAGCTTCAGGGACGGGTGAGATGCACATCATCGTGAGACTCCTTGGGACCCTCGGGGGCCAGGCCAGTGATCAACTGGCGGGAGTCTCTCGCGTTCGAAGCGTGGGATCAGTCCTGACTAGTCATGACTGGTCGATCAGTTTCGACGCCTCCAGGCCGAGCGGCGTGAGGAAGTAGCCGCCCCGTGTTCCATGATGGCGGGCGTTGTCCAGGAACCGCATCTTGACGAGATTCGACATGGCCGCTTTGAAGGTCGCGTCGGGCTCGTAGTTGCCTGCCCACTTTGCGAGCAGGCTCTGACTCGGCAATCTTCCGGAGTTGGGACCCACAAGCCGCTTCTCTGCCAGCGCGACGATTGCTTCGCGCTCCATTGGCTTGAGGCGTTGAACCTGCTCTTTGAGAGCTTCGAGGTCCAGAGGCGGCGATCCACCCTGAGGTAGAGCTTTGCGAGCAAAGGTGTCCCAGGATGGCAGACGGTGCCACGCGCCGTCGCGTTCGTCGAGGACGTCCTCGAGCGGCACGAGCACCATCCGGCCGTCCGCCAACGATGGTTCCTGCCGCGGGGACCAGTGTTGCCGCGTGAACGTCATGAGTATCGGGGGGCGTTGTGCTTTCTGCCGCACGTCCAGCAGGTGGCGCGAGAGATCGTCGGCCGAGTACGTCACGATGACCGAGACCTGGATGCTCACCGCCGCCTCCGGCCGCCAGTCCCCGATGAAGAGAACGCCAGGGAGTGGCGTCGTTGGCTCGCGCGTCTCGTGGAGCCCGAGCACGTTGCACAAGTGGGAGCGCAGCCGCCGCTCGCAGGTGCGACGAAGCACGCGATCCGCGTGCGACAACTCGACCGGCTCGTCCATCTCCTGGTCACATACGGCCACCGCGCGTCCGTCGCCATGCTCGACAATCCGCATCGCGGGCTTGCCCGGGCGCGACCACCGCTGCGCGAGACGGCTCGTGTCTCGAAGCAACGACTGAATCACGGCGAAGCCATCGCCGGCCTCGCGTTGCCAGTCCGCCAGCGTCGCTCCCGCCAGGGAAAAGCGTTCAAGACACAGCAAAGAGCGTCTGGGCGACGGCATTCAGGGACTCCGTTCGCGTCATGAGGAACTTCCGATCCTCCAGGAACAGCTCGATGACCTCGGCCGCATCGTCGTGCTCGTATGTCGCTTTGATCGGAGGCTCGAGCAAGACAGGCCGAGTACGCTTCTCGCCGACGAGCTTGAAACAGAGCTTGGCCCGCATCATGACCGCCGAGTCGTCGATGCGATTCCCGACGAGTTGAAGCGCGGTGAACACGTCGTCCGGCCCCAGGCGCACCTCAACATGATCGAGCGCCGGATGCACGAGGTCGAGCGTGACCAGGCTCACTTCCTCGATCTCCTCGAATCCGCCCCGATCCAAAACTGCCTGGCCCATAGCACGGATCGGCTCGAGCGAGTACCGCGGCGGCGGCTCGAAGGAATCGAACAGGGCCTGGTTGTTGAAGATGTGTAGGCCGATGTAGTGGCAGTAGGCGCGCACGTCCCCCTGCGCCCGGGCGTTGACCAAGAGATCCCCGTGACGCGGATCGTACCGGACCACGTCGTACAATTCGGGCCGAAGCACCAGCCGCCGTGATTCGTTCTGGTCGTCGATCACGGGCTGGGTCCGAAGCGTGTCCCCGCGGCGAATCATCAGCCGTAGTCCATCGCCTTCCGGGAAAGCATGCACCCTTGTGCCGCCGCCTCGGTGTCGCTTCTGGAAGTCCCGGAGGAGGCTTGCCTCAACCAGGGAGCACCGCTTCTTCCAGTCCTTGGGCAACTTGGGGATGGCCTTCTTCACGGCGAGGTAGCGGCAGATCCGCCGCGGCCGAAGCGAGGCCAGTTCAACGTGGAGGTCCTCGAGGAGATTCGGCGCCTTCAGGAAGATGCGAACGGCGAGGTCGGCGGTCGGGTCCTTCGGGTCCGCCTTGAGTTTCGCGCGCCCGGCGAGCGATACGAGGCGATCGTGCATCTCCGGCTTGGACACATCCCCCAGCAGCACGAGCATCTCGGGCAAGCCGGGGGGCAGGTTCGTCCCCGCCATGACGACGAGCGAGAGGCGGTCGAACACCTCGCTGTCGAGGTCGCGCTCGCTTCGGATCTTCAGGCCTTGGGCCGCGAACCACTCCAGGTAGGGCCCGAGCAGGCGGAACAGGCCCGGCCTGTCGATGTCGCGGAGGCTGGAGGGCGTGAGAAACCGGGGTCGGAAGGGATCGGCCATCGCTCTACTCCTGGGGTCGCTCAGGCATGCCCTGCCCGAGATGTGGTGCTCCTCTGCCTGCTCAGGGCCCGAGAACTGCCTGCGAGACGGGGTGGTGACGGTCCTTTCCGGCCGGACCGAACCGAACCCGGTCGAGATTCGTAGATTGCACTGGTTGCGATTATTGCAGATGGACGATAGACTGTCCACTGGAGAGGACCCACCCATGTCGACTACCGCCCTGCCACCCCGAAACGCCCGGATCGGCCCGGTCGCACCGACCGACCACGAGTCCCGGCTTGCCCGGGAGTCCAGCCGGAGGCTCTCGCCGTACGCCAAGCAGGACCTTCGGGTCCGGATCACAGACGGTGACGGCCCCGACATCCTGCTTCCCGCCGCCGCCGTCCAGCTGCTGGTCCACCTGCTGACGCAGATGGCCGAGGGCAACGCCGTGACGCTCATGCCGATCCACGCCGAACTGACCACGCAGCAGGCCGCCGACCTCCTGGGCGTCTCGCGGCCGTTCCTCGTCAAGGAGCTTGACGCCGGGAGGATCGACTACCGCAAGGTCGGCACCCACCGGCGTGTACTCTTCGTCGAGCTCATGCGGTACAAGGACGCGATGGACGCCAAGCGCCACGAGGCTCTCGACGAGCTGACGAAGCAGGCGCAGGAACTCCGTATGGGCTACTGATGCGCCGGCCACCCGGCAAGGATGCGACGGCGCGATGGCGACCTTCACAGCACTCTACGACTCATGCGTGCTGTACCCGGCTCCGCTCCGGGACTTCCTCATGCGCATCGCGCTGACCGACCTGTTCCGCGCTCGCTGGACCGACCGCATCCACGAGGAGTGGATCGGCAAGCTGCTCGAGGACCGACCCGACCTGTCGCGCGCCCAACTCGACCGCACGCGCGACCTCATGAACTCCCACGTCCGGGACTGCCTCGTCGTCGGATACGAGCCGCTGATCAACGGCCTGGAACTGCCCGACCCGAATGATCGCCACGTCGTCGCGGCGGCGATCCGCGCCCGGGCCGATGTCATCGTCACGTTCAACCTGAAGGACTTTCCCAACCCGTACATCGCCGGGTTCGGCATTGAGGCCCAGCATCCCGACGAGTTCATCTCGCACCTAATCGACCTCGCCCCGGGCGCGGTATGCTCCGCGGCAAAACGCCAGCGGGAAGCGCTGCGCAACCCGGCGAAGTCTGTCGAAGAGTACCTCGACTCGCTGGCCGCGCAGCGCCTTCCTGACACGGTCTCCCGCCTCAGCGAATTCGGCCACCTGCTGTAGAGCCGACGAGTGAGCGCCACGACTCGCGTTGCCTGGCCCAATCTGCTTCCGCCGCGATCGTTCGAACCTGCCGCTCCGACACCGTCCCCCCTTCCCCTGCCACCCGCGGCAGGAACAGGATCGCCTCCTGGATGTCCGGCGCGAGGTTCAGCAGGTTGACGATCTGGCTCACGCGAGCCCGCGTGACGTGGCCCAGTTCGGCGATATCCGCGAAATCGGCCACCTCGCCGCTGCGGACCAGCTCCTCGAAGCGGATCGCCAGCGCCATCAACTTCGAGATGCGCGGCACGCGGCCTTCGGGCATCTCTGCCGGCGTCGCACGTTCTCCCGCATGCATCACGCGCGTGCCGCACTGACCCGTGGTGAAGTGGACTTTGAAGTCGATGGTGACGCCGTCGGTCATGCCGCCTCCTCTTCAACGCCGCGCTGTCCGATGGATCGCAGGCCCAGCGGGTGGAACGTGATGGAGACCGACCCCTTCGTCGCGTCGTAGTCCACCCGCTGGACCAGCATCCGCATCAGCCTCGCCTGCTCCTTCGGCGATAGGCGCGACCAGACCCCGTCGAACTCGGCGAGCGCCGCGTCTATCTCCGCTTTCGTGATCCCGTCCGCGCTCGCCTCCTCGATCGCTCGCCGGAGCGTGGCCGCCCGTTCCTCGGCCCCGCGCACCATTTCGTGGAGGTCCGCCAGCCGGGCCGCCGCGTGGGCGTCGCGGGCGGCGTCGCTCGCCGTCCGGCCCAGATCGGCGTGAAGGCGGGCCAGGTCCCGCTCGACTCCCGCCAGTTCCCCCTCCGCGGCCAGCCGCTGCGCGGTCATCTGTTCCCGGCACTTGGCCAGCGTGAGCGACAGTAACTCCGGGTCCTTCCCGATACGCTTGATCTGCTCGACGACGAAACCCTCGATCTGCTCGGCGGGCAGCGAGCGGCACGGGCACGAGTCCCATCCCTGCTTCTGCGCCTTGTAGCAGACGTAGTAGCGGTACATTCGCGCGCCGTTCTTGCTGGTCATCGTGTGGCCCATCGTGAGCCCGCACGGACCGCAGTGGATCAGGCCCTTCAGGAGCGCCCCGTACTTGTTGCGCAGGTGCATGCCGCCCGAGCGGCCATTGGTTCTCAGCCGTTCATGAACCTTCGTCCACAGGTCGTCGGGCACGATCGCCTCGTGCTCGCCGGGGAACGTCTCGGCCTTGTAGCGGACGCGCCCTCGGTACAGAACGTTGGCGAGCACCTTCAACACCCCCGCCTTGTCCCACTCCCGCCCACCGTACGTCTGGCCCTTGCGGGTGCGGACGACCTTGGTCCGAAGGCCCCGCTGGTTCAGATCGCGGCAGACATCCAGCAGCGACCGCTTGGCGACGTACATCCGGAATATCTCGCGGACTAGGTCCGCCTCCTGGCGGTTCACCACGAGCTTCTTCGTCACCGGGTCCACGTCGTAGCCGAGGATCGATCGTCCGCCCGACCACTTCCCCTTGCGCCGGGCCGCCGCGATCTTGTCCCGCGTGCGTTCGCTGATGATCTCCCGCTCGAACTGCGCGAACGAGAGCAGGATGTTCAGCGTGAGCCGCCCCATCGACTGCGTCGTGTTGAACTGCTGGGTGACGGAGACGAACGAGACTTTCTTCCGCTCGAACACCTCCATCATGCGGGCAAAGTCGATGAGAGAGCGGCTCAGGCGGTCCACCTTGTAGACGACCACGCAGTCCACCTTGCCGGACTCGATGTCCGCCATCAGACGCTTCACCGCCGGCCGCTCCATGTTCCCGCCCGTGAAGCCCCCATCGTCGTAGCGGTCGGGGAGCGCGACCCAGCCCTCGCCCTTCTGGCTGGCGATGTACGCCTCGGCGCTCTCGCGCTGCGCGTCGAGCGAGTTGAACTCCTGTTCGAGCCCCTCTTCGGTGCTCTTGCGGGTGTAGATGGCGCACTGCACCCGCGTCTTCGGCTTAGCCTCCGGTTGCTTCCTCATGCCTCAACCTCCGCCTTCTTCCCGCGTGCCGACGGCAGGCCGAAGAAGCTCACGCCGTTCCAGTGCGCCCCGGTGATCTTTCGGGCGATCGCCGTGAGCGAGCGGTACACCTCGCCCTCGTACTCGAACCCGCGCGGCAGCACCCGCACCACGACCGCCCGTCCCTTGTACTCGCGGCGGATCACGGCCCCGGGCTTCGGGAACGACGCCGGGCGGCCCGCGTCGAACGCCGCCGCCACCGTCGTCCCCGGCCCGCGTGCCATCGCCCGGGGGGCGCTCAGGCGGATCTCCGCGTCGTCGGCCAGTTCGAGCGCCCGCCGCCGAGCCCGTTCCGACAAACCGCCCTCGCGGAGCGCCTGCGTCCGCCAGACGATCCGCTTGATGAGGTACTGCTTGTGGTTCGTCCGCGTCGGCTCGCCGAAGACCTCGGCGTAGCGCTGCCTCAGTTCGGCAACGGTGAGCTTGGCGAGGGCTCGGGCGGCCGTGGCGGGATTATCGGGTGGGGGCGAAGGGTGTGGCATCATCGGGACTCTCCGGTTCGCAAGGCGTCAACCGCCCTGGAGTGGACGATCAAGGCGGACCGGTCCCGAGGCTTCAAGTCCTGAATCCTCTCTTTCTGGATGCTGCGAAATGTCACCCGGCTCGCCCATGCGGCGGGCATCCTCGCGCCGCCGGCGCACGCCCTCGGCCAGAATGTCCGCGATGATCCGCAGCCGCTTGGCCGGGGTCAGCAGGTCGGGCAGCGCGAAGTCATCGCGCTCGGCCCTTTCGTCGAGGTCGATCGGCATGGATGCATCCGTGCGTTGGCTCGCCCAGGGGGCGGGTCAGCGATGGGGTCGGGCCGCCCGCCAGCGGGGCGTCAACCACCATCTACGCAAACGGTTCCGATGGTGGCGTGTCTCCGAAGGAGCCGTGTGACGACTCCCAGGGTTGATCGTCGAGTGTCCGAGAGACTGTGGAAAATCGAGCAATCAGCAGGCAGATTCACGAGTCTCGCCTCGGCGTCGATACGGCGACATTGGATTTCGATGATCCCTTGGCGCTTGGAGACGCCGCCAGAATCAGAAACGAAGCCTCGAAGCCGTCGCGTGTGTTTGAGAGGCCTACGGATGCCCACGCGACGCCACGCCGAGCCGACGCAGCAACCCGGAATCGGGGAAGCCTGTCACGACGCTTGGGCCAGAGTCCGGTATCACGATCTCTGCCACAGGACGATGCGCGTTCGTCGTCTCACACGCTCTATGGCGCTCCGTTAGGAAATGAACCCGCTGGTTGCTCGAGCCCCGCCATAGCAATCCATCAGATCTCAGTTCACGCACATACCTTCCCGTCACCACGATGTCCAGCAGTCCGAGCAGTCGCTTTTGCTCGGCTTCGACGAGCTCTTCAATTTCGTATCCCGTAAACGCCATGAGCGACATGCCGGTGCCACGGAGGTGCTCGGCCAGCACGGCCAAGCCACACGCCTGAGCGAATGGCTCGCCACCCGTGAACGTGACTCCGTCAATTGGCCCGCTCTTGGAGATCAGGTCGGCGATCTCGGAAACGGCCATCAACCGGCGCGGAGCGTGAGACCATGTGTCCGGGTTCCAGCAGCCCGGGCAGTGCAGAGGGCAGCCTTGAACCCAAAGAACGAAGCGTTCTCCGGGGCCGTTAACGCTGCTCCGCGACAGCCATCGCGCCACGTTGATGGTCCCCGAGGTGCTCATCAATAAACCCGCTTGGAGAGTACCAGCCGGACACAGCCTTGCTCGACGCGCTCCTCGATGCGATACCCGCTGTTCTTGGCCTTCTCGATCACCGCCGACCGGGTCGCCTCGACGAGACGTCGCCGTTCTTCCTCCGCGGCTCGGCGCTGTTCCTCGGCCAGACGACGGTCCTTCTCCATTTGATGTACTTCGTAGCGGCTGCTCAAGCGTGCCAGCCACGCCGAACCGAAGCGCGACTGGTCATACCCGCTCACGATCAAACGAAAGCCGGTCGGTGTCCGGACGAATCCGACATCGTTTGAGCCGCTACCGACGTGCTGGCGGCGGATGATGATGTGGGCCTGCTGCTCTCGCGCGGCTCCCTCGTAGCCAACCAGTGCCACCGCCTGTTCATGAATCTCCACCATAGAACGTGCAAAGCCAACGTCAGCGAGGGCATCCACAAGGCACTCGGCATCGGTCATTGGAGTGGCGAGTTGCAGGTATGCGCTCATGGCCTACCTCCGCTCTTCAGGTTGGCCTGATTGGACGTCGTGGCACTTGTCGGCCGATCAGACTGTTTCCGGTCGACGCTTACCAATGCGCCGGGGCAATCGGCGAGAATCTTCTCCAGGTCCTTGATGCACGCATCACCCGTGAAGCCGTGCGCGTCGGCCTTGATCCGGCCGTGTTCATCGATCTCGATCTCGATTCGCTGTTCTCGCATACGTCACCTCTTTCGAGCAACCATGCGTGCCTTCAGTCGAGCGGCCTCGGCACGGCCAGGATCGTGCTGTTCCCAGGTGTCGATCGCCAGGTATCGGTCCGTTCCAGCCTCGAACAGTTCTCCTATTGAGGGCAGGGCCTCGGCGGGGACCCGAAGTCCCGCCGACGCCTTCGTTGGTGCGGGAACAAACCCTTTGCCGCTGCTTCTCTTCGCGTCATTGCCATGCCTCGACTTCGGACTGAAGGGACGCTTCAGCGCCTGCTCATGCTGACTCCGGCTGCCGTTGAGACGTGCGATATCGTTGGCAACAGTCTTCAGGTCATCGTTGAGCCTTCGCTGCCGTGCCTTCCAGTCCGAATCGCTCTCCCCTTTCCGCTGACCATCCTTGCTCTCCTCGTCGAGGGACGATTTCTGCTGCTTCGCAGCTGCAATCTTGGCGTCAATCTCGTCGAGTTGCGCCCTGTGCTCGGCCTGCTCTTTCTCCCACTGTTCGCGCTGCTGCTGTTCGTCGGCCTTGGCGATATCGCTATCCACGCCACGGACATACTCCTGCACGCCAGCTTCGAGCGTCTTCAGGCGTTCCACGAACCCACGAGCGGCATCCACCGACCCGCCGGCGAGTTTCACGACAGCAAGCGACTCGCACTCGGCCACCAATTCGCGTCGCTTTCGGTCAAGGCCGAGCACCCCTTCAAACCAGCGTCCGAGTATTGATCTTGCCTGATCGCTGCGTTCCCCGGCGGACTTGAGCTGTTCACTGCAGGTCTTGACGCGTAAGGACAGAGACTTGTCCGCTTCATCCCACTGCTGGTAAAGGTCGCTGCGCACCGCTTTCGCAGGTGGCGTGGGCGGGACATTCGTCCATGCGAAGATTGCCTTGCGGACGAGCGGAGGTGCGTCCGGCCATTTTTCTGGCTCCTTGTTCGATACCTCATCCAGGGACTCGCAAGGAACTTCGCCGACCTCAATCTCTGCTTCGTCGATGCATGGCTTGGCCGAAGCAGCATTCGGAAGCCAGACCGCCCCAGACAGGGCCCGCAGAGGTACCTCTCTGCGGAGAACAGCTGCTGGCCTGGCTTGAAGCAGCGCATCGTGGAGCGTGCGAGCTTGAGACGAGTTGAGTGTGATCCGGAGCATGAAGTCGGCGATCGGCCATTCGATCATGCCCTCCGACGGCGTCACCCATAAGTCCGGCAGCACCTGCGCAAGACCGATCACTTCCGACCCGGCCGCAACAAGCGCTGCCAGATCCGCCTGACCATCTCCCGATGGCGTAGTGATCAGTCGGCGCGCCCGCTGGGGTAGCCCGACGCTTGTGCTTCGAACACAAACCGCGTCACCCGGGGCAACTTCAGAATCGACCGGTCTGCGAAGAAGCCGCACCGGGCCGTCCGTTGGTGGGACGACATCGACTGGGCGGTCTTGAGGCGGCTGAAACGTCAACGCTGGTGACTTCGACTCTGTCCATGCTTCATCCGCGGCGTGATGCCAGAACCAGTGGAGGGCGACGCGGACGAACCCAGCGCTCTGGCCCTCGTCAAGCTCAATGGCCCATTGGGGTGCTCCGGTCGCGAGGGCACCGATGCAGAGCCCAGCGCGCCGGGTCGAGCAGTTGACCACGGCCGAAAGCAGCGGCAGCGAAGTGCGGCGAGCGAGCACGAAGGCCGATGCCCTGTCGCGCAGGCCCGGATCGCGCTGCCCGGCCCCAAACCCGAGCGAGCCCAGCACGTACACGCGGCGATCACCCGCCGTGGCTTCGAGCATGGCACGCGTGAGCGAACTTGGTGCCGTTTCAGGCAGCACAAACATCGATGGCTGGCTGGCATCGCCCACCACGCGCCGGATCATGTCGCTGAAATGTGCGCTCGTCGGGTCGATCCAGGGGTCAGTCGGAGCGAGCCCTTCCGTGCCTTGCGCGAGGCACTCCCACGCGACCGCAATGCGCACATCTGAACGGTCGACCGTATTTCGGCGTGAGTACAGCTGGATGGGGCCACGTAGAGTGGTCATACGGGCTTCCCTCCATCGAACCACTTGATCAAGTACGGGTAGTACAGCTCCGACGGAGCGACCGGTGTGCAGGCCAGATCTCGCCACTTCAGTGGCGCGTCCGGCGTCGCGGCCTTGCCAAGAAGAGGTCGCGCGTCGAGCGGGCTGTTGGACATCTGCCACGCGAGACGGGTATCGCCGGAGTCGACGAGAAGGAATCGGTCGTGCGGCTGCTCGGCCCTGATGCGTCCGAACGCCTGCTCATACCACACGGGCGACTCGCCAACTACCTGCTGAATTCGCGCGGCCTGCCTTGGGTCCGCTGCATCCCGATCAGTCAGCACGAAGAGCCGCGAGTTCGCATGCTGCTGACGTAGCGAGTCATGCAGAAGCCTGAGGCAGGCCAGGTTGCCATCGCCGCGAACGAAGCGATCGCAGATAAGCACTCGCCGCGGGCGGACCGTGCCGAGCAATCGAGACAGCAACTCCTGCATCGAGAGGTTGGAGTCTCGAACGAGCCGAACACTCGCGGGTGATGAAGGTGCCGAGAGAGCGACCTTTGTGGACTTCGCAACCACCACCTTGGGTTCGCAGGTCAGGTCGAGCCCTGCGGCAACACGCCAGAACAACGGCCGCTCGTTCCGCGTCTCCTTCAGAATCTCCTCCGGCTCTGGTGCCGCAGTCATCGCCTCGAGCGGCGTGCCTTCGGTGACGGCGACGTACTCCGCGGCCAGGGCATCTGCCGATCGATAGCCCGGCTCGGCGAGGCGCCGACGCAGCCGCCACAGCATCCATCGACGCGCGTCGTCCGGCGTCGCCGGGCCGACAGGTACATCTGTGATGCGGACATGCTCATAGACGTCACCATCGGGACCTTCCACCTCGTCGAGATTGACCGAAGTCTGAAAGGTGTGTCGTACGGCTTCGTCAAGAGTTTCCTTGAACGGCACCTCGAGGCGGCGTTGCTGAAGATTCCAGCGTCCCTCCGCAGGTTTGACTCCACGCATCCAACGGTCGGCCAGCGTGCGCAGGTCGCACGGACGATCTGTAGGTGTGGAACGAATCGGCCCCGGGTCACCATCGCGGCCACCGGCGATACGTCCGGCGAGCGTCCATTGGCTTATTCCCAAGCGGAAGTCAATGTTCCACCGAAGCTCGCAAGTGGACTGATGGTCAGAATCCGTATACCCGAGCGGCTCACGGTTCCCGCTCGGCAGATCACGCACCGCAAACCCCTTGCCCGAAATGACCGACCGCCAGACCTGGTTCAAGTCGATCGTCAAGGGCAGTTGGGCAGGAGTTCCCTCATCGTTGCGGTCGATCCGGATTCGCTCCCAGTGAAGGATGCGCCCGCCGAGAACGGGGTGCTCGACGCCCCACAGCGCGTACACGCCCTGTTCAAGCAGGGGTGCTTCACCTTCTTCGCTCGCTGCTTGCTTACCCGTCTCGGTGAGCACGTCACGCTTGTCACACAAGCCGATCTCGCGGCACCAGCCGATGATGTTGCTGCACGCTACGTCCGTGGCATCAGGCAGCACGCTGCGCACCGCCTCGTGCGTGATGACACCACCAGCCTTTAGCGCTGCCCGGCATAGTGCCTGCATCTCCGGTCGTTTGACATACACGGCCATCTCTGCAAACGCAGCGAATCGGTGCACCTTCAGGGACGTCACGAGTTCACATCTCACGAGTGCCTTCCCCCATTGATACGAGGCGTCATAGTGGCCAACTCCCTGAGCTCCAATGCCACGCGATCGTCCTTGGCATAGAAATCGTACCGGCCGAAGATGACCAGTTGTTGCCGCGCTCTCGTCACCCCGACGTTGATCCTGTTCGGGCTGTCAAGAAACCCCACGCGCCCGGTGTTCCGCATCGAGAGCAGTACCAGATCCGCCTCCCGTCCCTGAAACCGATCGACCGTGCCGCAGCGAATCTCGATCAGCGGCTCGTCCTCATTCGGGTACAGAAAGCAGTGACGTGCGTCCGATCCGGTAACTTGTCGCACCATGTCGGAAATCGCCTCCTCCTGGCGGACGTAGAAGCACAGACACGCGACCTCCCACACCGCGCGCTTCTTGCCGGATGGAGGTCTGCGGCCAGCAGGTGGTCCCTTGCGCTCGGCCCAGTCGATAAACCGCTCTAGCCAGGACTTCATCGCCTTCACTTCGGCTTCGTTTACACCCCGGTGTTCGCTCCCGTGGATGTCCATCCATACTCGTCGTCTGCGGACCTCTGGCGCAAAGTCCCATCGGACGACAGCATCACGCATCGGAATCGTGTTGGCATCCCGCAAGGCGGCTTGCTTGGCCAATCGCTCATAGATGACGCTTCGTGGGTAGTTCGAGATCTCGGGGTGCATCCGATGCTGATAGGTCAGGCACTCGAACCTGGCCTTCAGGACCTCCGGTGAGGCGCGCAGCCCATGTGCCAGAAAGTTCGGGCGGCGGGACCTCCCAGCCCCGACTCCCTCCTGCACAACTTCGATCACGCTCGGGAGGCCGATGTCGCGCTGATCCGCAATCGACTCTCGAATCCCCTTCCATGTGTGCGGCACCAGTTCGTCCAGTCCGCGTTGCATCCGATCTCGTTCCTTCCGATCGGCGCTCCACCGCAGTTCGTGCCATCGCTTCAGCCGCCAGGCGACCTCCGCGGCCCAAGTTCGTCGAGAGAGAAAGTCTCGCTCGATCCGCTCCAGTTCGTTTCGCGCGGCTACTTGCCTGCCTCGCTCCCAAAACGGCGGGATTCGAGGCGAGTGCGTCAGGGTGGCCGCGTGCCGGAATGCCCAGGAGGTACACTCATCCATCGGCCCTGTGGCGAACACGAATCCACCAGGCAGAGCATCATGGACTTGCGGCCAAGCGTCCAGATCTACCAGCACCCACTCCGCCGCTGCAAGGCGAAGCACCGTTCCGGAGCCGCTCTCCAGTTCTTTGACGGTCACTCGCGGGACTGGCCCCGGACGCGCATTCCGCGAGACGCGAGCGATCTGCCGATTTGAATCGGACTCCAGAATTTCTCGCTCCAGATGATCGAGCACCTCCGTCGCCTCGACGATCAGCCATCGCACGCCCGCACCTCGCACCGGCTCACGGGTCAATCTCCACGCGATGAGTCGGGCACGTTGCAAGGTCTGCGGGATAAGGTCCTTCCCGGCATCATCGCTCACATGCGCAATGTTGGCTTCGAGATCGTCGACGTTCGTGAATGGAGGCAACTGCTGCACATCGCCGACGATGATGTGCTTGCGGGCAAGCAACGCAGGAATGATGAACTCCGTAACGGTCGTCTTGCTCGCCTCGTCGATGATGAGCAGGTCCCAGGGCACGAAGGTCGTCAGTGGCCGGTCGCCACCAGTGAACCTCTGCGACCGCAACTGTGGATGATTGAGGATCCCGGCTGTTGTGCTGCACGTCAGATTGGCGCTCGTTACCACGAGGCTCTGCGCGGCTTCCCATCGTTCGTCATCGGACAGATCCTCAAAGAGGCCATGTGCACGCCAGGAGTCCACGACCGACTGGATTCGCCGGTCAAGTTGCAGGGCGCGTACCTTCTCATCCACCCGATCCTCGATACCAATCCGGACCGCTTCAAGCATCTCTGGACGTTTGTCGTAAAGCTTCTCCAGCGCGTTGTCGATAGCAACGTGCGTCGTGGCGCACATGAGCACACGCTCGCCCCTCTTGATCGCCTGCAGCACCAGTTCGCAGATGGCGGTCGTTTTGCCAGAACCGGGCGGCCCTTGAAGCAGCGCGATATCGGTTGTGGCAAGGGCTTTGCGCACGAAGTCGCGTTGCTCCTCGGTGCCGTCGATCTCGGGTTTGTCGAGCAGCTCCCAATCCGGCTCAGGCAAAGACCACGCCGGGACATCTGGCCATCTCGCCTTCTCCGGGTTCTCGCACAACCGAATCAAACCGCGATGCGCGGGCAGAGGGCTGTATCGCAGTTGCTGAACGGCCCTCTTCTGGGTATCGACGGCACGTGTGTCAAGGGGCGCATAGAGGAAGCGCGTTCCCTTCGCCGGCAAGTCCTTAAGGCGCAGCTGGTATCGGTCGCGGTCCACCTCGAAGATCCTGAGGCATTCCGCGTGCCGTCGCTCGGGGGCTGTCCAGATCTCACGGACCTCTTCGCCCTCACAGAACTCGGCCCGCGGGTCCAGCAATGCCTGCTCTGCGGGGAAGTCGTCCGGCAGCAGGAGTTGAATCCAGTTCCCGCTGCGCCCTCGTCCATCGGCCGGTTTGGCCTCCAGGCGCACGCTCATCCTGTCGGCCAGCAGAACACTGCCCGAGAGGGGTTCGTCCAATCGCAGCGTGTCGCCCAGGATGGGATACTCGCGTCGTTTGGAATCGCGTGCGATTCTGCACTCTGCCCAAACGGACAATGCCGAGCATTCTCGCCGCTGTCCATCAACGATGAGGGTCGAGTCTTCGATGCGACCTTCGAGGCAAAGGGCCTCATCCTCGTCGATTCGACCCCACCAACGAACTTCCAGCGCTCGTCCGTCCTCGGCTGCAACAGTTTGCGGTCTGCCTGAGGCAGCTGGCTTCCGAGCCACGCACTCCTGCCCGCACCACTCGATCCGATCACCCTCCAGCAACTGCTCGGAATCAGTCTCAATCAGCAGGCCCGCCGGAACTTGCGTCGCCGCGGTGACGCGGAGGTACTCCTGGCGGTCGACATTGTTGAGCTTGCGGGTGAGGTCAAATCCTCGGTGTGAAGGCCATCCCTCCAGCAGCCAACGCACGCTCGCGTGAGCACGTAGGACGACCAGCGTGTCGAGAGGGTGCAACCGATACACGTGCTTGCGACGAACAACTTCGAACGCAAAGCGGTGCCGTTGTTGGCGTTCTTCCGCGTTCTGGCGTGCTTGGAACAGGTACCTCTCGAATGGGCCAAGCGCGTCGCGGGCCTGCTGTTGAATCACAGACGCCCGCTGCGTCGGCTCCATCGCTAGGTAGTTCAGTAGTCCCACGAGACGGCCTTTCTTGATGCTGGGCAACGAGATCACATTCGACGCTCGCCGCGCTCCTCGGTTCCCGCGGCTGACGTTCGTGGTACGAAGGGATTGCGTTGCTCCTGACGGAGGATTGGAACCGGCCCACCCGAATCCTGAGGCAACGGCTCGGGTTCTTGGCTGCTCGCCCGCCTCGCCCTGGCCCGTGACCATTCCCTCAGCTGGGTGATCTGGTCGCGCATCGTGCGGGAGAGAGGGAATGTTGCCTTGATCGCGCGGGCAATGTGCTCGGTGGTGACCTCCTTCCCTTCGGCGAAGGACTCGAACAGGGCCTCCCGGACCGCTTCTTCGAGCTCCGCGCCCGAGAAGCCAAGCGAGTCCTGGGCAAGCCGGTCCAGTTCGAAGTCCTTTGGGGCTCGCTTTTTCTTGGACAGGTGAATCGAGAGGATCTCCTTGCGGGCGTCCGCGGTGGGCAGATCGACGAAGAAGATCTCGTCGAATCGCCCCTTCCGCAGCAGTTCGGGGGGCAGCGCTTCGATGCGATTCGCTGTGGCGACGGTGAACACGGGCGCGGTCTTCTCTTGCATCCACGTCAGCAGCGTGCCGCCCACGCGAGCGGAAACCCCCGCGTCGAGCTGATCCGAACTGCCCATCCCAGAAAGGCCCTTCTCAATCTCGTCGATCCACAACACACACGGAGCCAACGCTTCAGCGACCTGGAGCGCAAGCCGCATGTTGCCTTCGGACTGCCCGACGACCCCGCCGAACACGCGGCCCAGATCGAACCTCAGCAATGGGAACTGCCATGCGGCTGCAACCGACTTAGCAATCAGCGACTTGCCACAGCCTTGAATGCCGAGCAGTACGATCCCACGCGGCGGCTCGAGCCCATGCTCGCGAGCGCCGTGCCCGAAGCCGCGTCCGCGTCGATCCAGCCATGCCTTGAGATTGTCCAAGCCACCGACATCTCGCATCGTGGCGTTCGGCTCGAAGTATTCCAACACGCCGCTCTGCTTGATGACCCGCGACTTCTCCTGCGCAACCAGCGGGATGGCTTCCGGCCCCAGCCGACCCTTCTCGTGCGCTGCACGAGCAAAGGCCAGACGCGCTTCCATGACGGTCAAGCCCCTCGCCGCTTCGAGCAGAGACTCGACGGGATCACACTCGACTGCCTGCTCCTGCGCGACGCTGAGGCAGACTTCCTTCAAGTCCTCCTGGTCAGGTAAGGGCACGTCAAGGGCCGGAATCTCCTTCACGGTCTCGGGGGGTAGACCCGGAACGGGACCAGAGAGGATGAGCAGCTTGCGCGGCGAGCCACGGAGCCGCGCTGCTTCTCGTAGCCATCGGGCCACTTCATGCCGGCGATCCGACGCGAGGTAGAAGTAGTGTGCGTCCTCCATGAGGAGTATGGCCGGCTTCTTATCCTCGCAGTGCGATTTGAGCACTTCTTGGGGGTCGGTCTGACTCGGGTCAGGTTGGCCAACCTGAGCCACCTCATCGAGGTCCGCCACTCCGCGCGAAAGGCTCCAGACGCGAGCCGGAATGCCAAGATCTCGTGACAGGCCCGCGACGAAACCCCGCACCCGCTCCCATTCATGCGAGACAATCTGGATGGCAGCCGCATCTGATTGCGCGAGGGCGAGCAACTCCTGATAGAACTTGGGCATGGTGCGATTGTACGAGTCGATGCGATTCCCAACCTGACCGGCGCGGAGACCATCGGCCGAGCAGCCGCGGACGCTCTCAGCCTCTCTCTTCCGAGTCGTCTCCCATCAAGAAGCCCACCCCCGATCGGAACCCCGCGTCAAATCGGCGTTAGCGCTAACCGAGAGTCGGAGAGAGTTTGAGAGGTTCGACCGAGAGGGCGACGCGAACGCCGGGGGTTCTCGTCGCGGCCCGACCGGGCGGCCGCAAACCGAGAGCACGGCGGCCAGACCCACCCAGCGTTTGACCCCGGATTCTCCGTCGTTTCCGCCATCCCGCCCGGACTCCGCAAACCGGCCGATCCGTAAAGCAAAACCGGCCCGCTTTCGCGGGCCGGTCAGAAGCTCCCTGTTCGGAACCGTTTCAAACCCACTCTCTCGGCCTCGGCACCCCTCATTCGGGATGATCCTCGTGGTTAACAGGGCTGGCGCTATCAGGAACGCGGTTGGCGGCGGGTCACCGGCGTCCGC